CTGCACAAACGGTGTGGTTCGACCTCCCGTGGTCTTCGGAAAACTACATCCAAGCCAACGCACGTATTTACCGCCAAGGGCAAGAAAAGCCGGTTATTATACACCATCTAGTTTTGTCTAATAGCATAGATGAGCATGTAGTAAAAGTATTAGAAGGAAAGATAACAACTCAAGAAGCATTACTAGATTCGTTAAACATCAAATGAAAATAATAACAAAAACAAAACACAAAGTTAATTTAGCTGTTGTCAGACTTTCTGACGAAGAACCGGAGATGCTTGAAAAAGATGACGCACCAGATAGTCAGCATATTTTGCAAGAAGGTTGGTTGCCTTGGACGTTTGAAGATATGATTGATATTAAGCGTTTAGTAGAGCAACATATGGAAGAAAAACAGCGCGAAGTAATGACTGCTTTTCTTGATGGTTTAACGTATTCTGATATAATGGTTACAGAAAAATATTGGCGCTATCATTTTGCTAAGGGCGTAGAATACATTAAAAAGGAGCTAGGCTTGTGAGTCATTTTATTGTGGAGCATCGTGTTGGGGGAAACTATGTTTTGGAGACGCTTACTGGTGTTGAGGATATCGATACAAGCCGCTACGAAAGTATATTGGGAATCTGGGTTTGTGACAGCTTCGAGGAGTTACAGATTATGCAAAAAGAATTAAAGGAGATGCGCAATGTACGACCAAGTCAATAATCCTAAACATTACACCAGCCACCCCAGCGGTGTTGAGTGTTTAGAAATTACGCGCCATATGGGCTTTAACCTTGGCAATGTTATGAAATACATTTGGCGAGCAGACCTTAAAGGTAAAGATATCCAAGACTTAGAAAAAGCTGCTTTTTATTTGCGTGATGAAATTGAGTTGCGCAAAAAATCTGCAACTGTTGATCAGGAGTGCGGCAAATGAACGCATTTATGTTTGTAGCAATTATGTGTATGGGTCAACAGTGCGATTTTGTAGTTAGCCATGAGCCGCTTTCAGAAGCAAGATGCGAACAGTTAAAGAAAGAATTTTTATCTTTGCCGTTTAAGCCTGAGATGACTTTTGCTGCAACCCAATGTGTAAGAGTAGATGAACAAAAGGTGAGACTATGATTGTAGAAATTGACGATGATTGCGTAGATAAAATTGTCAGCCAAGAAATAATGAAAAGTTATATCTGGCTAACAGAAGATTTAAAACACGCTAAGAAAAATCCCAACGCATACCATGAAGATGATGTGGCTAGTTGGGAAACATTGATTCCAGCATTAGAAGAAGTGGGTCGCTACTTCACATATGATTGGGACGGAAAACTAAAGAAGATGAAAAAGGCTATGAAGAAATGAAACTCTTTTGTGAATATGATCGTTTTGAATTAGAACAGGACATCATCAAAGCATGGAACGTTGTAGATATGATTGATGAATTGATTCGCCAACACTTAGACAGACCAGAAGGCGCTTTTAGTGAAGATGAATTAGCTAATCGATTAGAAGGCATTAAGTATGTTACTGAAATGCAATTCCAGCGTTTGTGGGATGGCTTTGAAGTAATGATTAAAAAAGGCCACTTCACCAAAACTCGATTTGGTGATTCTCCAGAAATAGCAATACCCGATAATGATGTAGAAATTGATGTTAAAAAGAAAGGTAAGAAATGAACGACACAGTAGATGTACAAGCAACTCCGGTAGATCCATTAGATGACAAGATCATGACATTGCAGTTTAGTGTTCGTGATATCAATGGCATTATTAACGCGTTAAACCAGCCATCACAAACTCCAGTAGTTTTATTGGCAAACATTATTGCAGCCATTCAAGCACAGTGCGCACCACAGATTGACGCATTAAACGCAGCAACGGAGAAGCCAGCAGATGAACCTCAAGCAATTGCTTAAACGCGCAGGTGTCAGTAATGACATCATTGCAGAAGTAGAACGCAAGTCTGCAAGAACCAGCGCAGAACAAGAAATCGAGCATCAAGAAAAAGCAGCAGCTATGGCTAAGATGATGCTAAATGATGTCATGCCTCATTTGCGTAAAGCTATAGAAGTGCAAGACAAAGTCCCATCCAAACCGAAGAAGACAATTATCATTCCAGACTAGGGCGGTTTTGGTCGTATTTTTGCATTAGTATAGTTAGGACACGCTGTGAAGCGCTCCTGCGAGCGTAAAGAAGCTCTGCATTTGGACTGGGGACGCTCGGTCGTGACAGCCCGGAAAGACGGGCACCAAATACTATAAGAGGACGAAATGGACGACTTTAAAAAATTGCCTAAAATGAAAACTGGCGGCTCGGCCAAACCCGGCCTTTATGCCAATATCCACGCTAAACAGGAACGTATCGCACACGGCTCAGGAGAGCGTATGCGCAAGCCCGGCTCAGCTGGCGCCCCTACCAAGGAAGCATTCGTAGAGTCTGCCAAAACGGCTAAAAAGGCCACTGGCGGGTCTATTAAACATGATGAGCCAATCTCTAAGACAACCACTGGTAAAAGCCGCCACTATTTAAGTACTAAAGAAGGTGCAGGCATGACAGAGGCAGGTCGTAAAGCTTACAACGCCAAAAATGGTAGTCATCTTAAAGCACCGCAGCCCGAAGGTGGATCTCGTAAAAAATCTTTTTGCGCTCGTATGTCTGGTGTTCCCGGTCCCATGAAAGATGAAAATGGTAAACCAACACGCAAAGCTGCGGCGTTAAAAAGATGGAAATGCTAATGGCAACCAAAAAACCATCACCAAAGAAAAAAGAGTTTACAGAAGAAATGGCGCAGACCGTTTTAGAACTCGGTAAGCAAGGTGCGTCTCAAAAAAGTATGTATGCCGCTATTGGCATCAGCAAAACCACTGCAGCTCGATTAAAGAAAGAAGATCCATTTTTTGCAGAAACAATGGACATGGCAACAACTTACGGCCAATCTTATTGGGAAATGATGATGCTTGCCAATATTGACAACAAAGCATTTAACAGCCGTATTGCTGAGATTGCATTACGCGGGCAATATCCCGACGATTATAAGGACAGCCGCGAAATCAAAGCAGAAGTAAAACAAGAAGTAACCATAGATTTCAATAAAGAAATTTCTGATTTAATTAAAGCATTAAAGTAATAAACAACAAAGGGGAATAAGCTTAGCGGCTGTGCCTGTGCTTACTCACAGGCTACCCACCAAATAACCAGTAAGGGTTTCATGAAAACTTGTAAAAAGTGCAACGTTGAAAAAGCGTTATCTGAGTATTACAAATCAAAAAAGAATTTAGACGGATTAGACGGTACTTGTAAAGCTTGCCGAATTATTTATTCCACTCAATGGCAAAAAGACAACCCAGAAAAGAAAAGAGCAACTTGGCGAAAAGCCAATTACAACCGCTATGGCATAACACATCAGGATAAACTTGATATGGTAAAAGCACAGAACAGTAAATGCGCTATCTGTGAAAGGGAATTAGATACCGAATTTCAAGCTTGTGTGGATCACTGCCATACAACTAAAGTTATCCGTGGAATTTTATGCAGAAATTGCAACGTTGGAATAGGCCTTTTTAAAGATTCTTTGGATATTCTTAAATCCGCCCAAAATTACTTAAAAAGATATTCCAAAAAATAGAGGCAGTTTTGTAGTATAATTTGCATTAGTATGTATAGACACTAAAAAGGTAAAAATGACAGCGCATGCCCTACTCTCAGCTTCGGGCTCAAAACGATGGCTTTCTTGTACGCCATCAGCCAGATTAGAAGCAACCCTTCCAGACCCAAAACGCAGTACCAAGGGGATAGATTTCAGCGCCGAAGGCACACTAGCCCACTCGCTTGCAGAAATCCGTTTAAGACAATACTTTAACCAAATAGGGCATGAAGAATATGAAAGCGAATATGCGGCCATCAAAAGCAGTGATATCTACCAAACGTACGCACCCGACGAGCGCGACGATTTTGAAGCTAACGTGGACAATTATGTACTGTACGTTCGTTCTCAAATTGGTGAGGGGGACACGCCTCTTTTTGAACAACGTGTCGACTTTTCTGATTGGGTGCCGGACGGCTTTGGTACGGCCGATGTGGTTATACTTTCTAAGCACTCCATTCGAGTCATCGACCTCAAGTTCGGCAAAGGCGTGGCCGTTTCCGCAATCGACAACACCCAGCTCAGACTCTACGCGCTCGGTGCGTGGAGCAAGTTCAAAGAAGAATACCCAGACATCAAAGAAGTTGTCTACACGATCCACCAGCCAAGACTTGACTCTATTAGCAGCGATGGGACGACAGTCACCAAGCTCATCGATTGGGCAAACTACTTCGTCAAGCCAAAAGCCAAGAAAGCGTGGTCTGGCAGCGGCGAGTTCCTCCCGGGCGAATGGTGCCAGTTCTGCAAAGCCAAAGCGCAATGCCGCGCCCGCTCAGACTTCAACTCGGACCTCGCAAAGCTCGAGTTCCAAACCCCGGCCCTCCTCAGCGAAGAAGAGTTCAGCGAAGTCCTCACCAAAGCGCAAGACCTCCGCACGTGGGTAAATGATGTTGAAGAGTATGCGCTAACTCGCGCAGTTGAAGAAGAAGTTATTCCGCCCGGCTTTAAGTTATCTACCACATCAACTCATCGTAAGATTAGTGATCAAGCTCTAGCAGCGGTAGTGCTAAAAGAAAAAGGTATGCCAGAAGAACAAATCTGGGAACCAAAGAAATTAAAGTCCATTGCGGCATTAGAAAAGATGGGACCCAAAGGACAAGTTGCCGCATGGTTAGGCGACTTAGTATTACGTCCAGAAGGTTCACCAAAGTTAGTACGAATCAAAGAAAATGCGAAGGAGGATTTTGCATGAGTACTTGGCTAATTGCAGCAATGGGCGTTGTGTATTTTATTGTAGCTATGGATCAATTTAGAAAAGGCGGAATTGGTACTGGCATTATGTTCCTAGGTTACGCCATGGGGAACGTGGGGCTGGTGATGGTAGCAAAATAATAATAAGAAAGGCAACCATGTTGGTACAATGTTATGACACAAAGTTTGAAGTACCAGAATATGTGATTGATAAATTCATAAAAGATTTTGATGGATTGCCCGGCAGCGGAAATAGAGAATGTGTTTTGCAATTAAGAGATGCAATAGAAAACATTGTTGATGTGATTGCAGAAGATCCAGAAATCCTGTATGATAAAACTTATCAAGCAGAATTCATAGAAGCAATGGCAATGAAGTACGCCCTTGAACATCATGGTATACTGTATGATGCGTAGTAAGGGTAACGACTAGAACCCTTTAATTCTAGTTAGTCTAAAAAGGTAAAAAGGTAAAAATTATGCCAGCAAAATCCACAAAAACTAAATTCGTTACTGATCAAGTACGTTTTTCTTTTGTACACGTTTTTGAGCCAGCAGAAACACTTAACGGCTCTATGAAGTACTCAGCTTCTATTTTGATTCCTAAGTCTGACAAGAAAGGTGTAGATGCCTTTAACAAAGCTTTGGAGCAAACTAAGCAAGCTAACGTCAATTACTTTGGTGGCAACATTCCAAAGAATCTCAAAGGCGGTTTGCGTGATGGCGACGCAGAGAAAGACGATCCAATCTATGCGGGTCACTATTTCTTTAACGCCAACTCCAACGAAAAGCCCGGCATCTTTGATGCTGACAAAAACGAAATCTTTGACAAGGGTGAGTTTTACAGTGGTTGCTATGGCCGCGCTTCAATCACAATGTACCCATATGATGTAAGCGGCACCAAGGGTATTGCATTTGGTTTGAACGCTGTTATGAAGACAGAAGATGGTGAGCGCTTAGGTGGCGCAACAGCATCAGCAGCAGATTTCGCAGTATAAGTAGTTCCTTTCAGTAGTAGGTAGTACAGGGAGTGTCCGTAGAAACTGCGGCCTCCCTTTTTCGTCAACTCAATAACAATAAGAACCCATGGATCAATATCAAGAATATATAGCCGCCAGCCGTTATGCCCGTTTTATCGATGACAAACAACGAAGAGAAACATGGCCAGAAACAGTAAACCGATTTGTAGAATACATTTTTAGTCGTACCCCAGCAATCACCGCAAATAACGCGTTAAAAGAAGAAATATTTACCGCAATTCATAACCTAGATTTAATGCCGTCCATGCGAGCCATGATGACGGCAGGAAAGAGTGCCGATCGTGACAATACTTGCATCTATAACTGCAGTTATCTCCCGGTGGATGACCCCAAGTCGTTCGACGAAGCGATGTTCATTTTGCTTTGCGGAACTGGCGTGGGGTTCTCTGTCGAAGCAAAATATATTAACAAACTGCCCGAAGTGCCAGAAAACCTGTTTGATTCCGAACACACCATCGTCGTACACGATAGCAAGGAAGGATGGGCAAAGTCTCTCCGCCTCCTACTCGCTCACCTCTGGGCAGGAGAAATCCCTAAATGGAATGTTGAGTCCGTCCGCCCAGCCGGAGCACGACTCAAAACATTTGGTGGAAGAGCTTCCGGGCCAGAACCACTAGTTGACTTATTCAACTTTGCGGTAGCTATATTTAAAGGCGCAAAAGGTCGCAAGCTGCATTCCCTAGAGTGCCACGACTTGATGTGTAAGATTGGTGAGGTAGTTGTAGTGGGTGGCGTTCGTCGCTCAGCTATGATATCCTTGTCAGACTTAGATGATGAAAGGATTCGACATGCTAAAGCTGGACCATGGTGGGAAACAGCGCCGCACAGAGCTCTTGCTAACAACAGTGCAGTGTATAACGAAACACCTACTGTCGGAAAATTCATGGAAGAGTGGCTGTCACTTTACAACTCCCATTCCGGTGAACGAGGCATATTTAATCGGGAAGCTGCTAAAAAGACAGTTGCGAAATACGGACATCGCGATCCAAACCATGAGTTCGGAACTAATCCATGCTCGGAAATTATCCTCCGACCATACCAATTCTGTAATCTTACTGAGGCTGTAGTACGACATGACGACACAAGAGAAACTCTCATGCGCAAAGTGCGCATCGCCACTATCCTTGGTACCATCCAGTCTACCTTTACAAAGTTCCCCTATCTGCGCAAAGTGTGGCAGAGAAATACTGAAGAGGAACGGCTTTTGGGTGTCTCCCTCACCGGAATCTATGATAATCCCCTTCTCACAACCCAAGGAGATAAACTAAATGAGCTCTTACAAGATTTACGAATCTGCGCCAGAGAGACTAATAAAGAATGGGCAGCACTACTTGGAGTACCTGAAAGCACTGCAATCACAGCAGTCAAGCCTTCCGGAACAGTTTCACAGTTGGTGGATAGCGCATCAGGAATTCATCCAAGACATTCCAAATATTACATTAGACGAGTTCGCGGAGATAAAAAGGACCCTCTTACACAATTCTTGGTCGCCCAAGGAGTACCTGCGGAGGACTGCGTATACAAACCCACTCAAACGACAGTATTTAGCTTTGCTAAAAAAGCTCCAGACGGACTTACAAGAGCTGATGTTACCCCCATTTCCCATCTGGCACTTTGGCTCACTTACCAAAGACACTGGTGCGAGCACAAGCCCTCAGTCACCATCTCAGTTGAAGAAAAAGACTGGCCTTCAGTTGGTGCGTGGACGTGGGATAACTTCAGTGAAATCTCAGGGGTTAGTTACCTCCCCTACGATGGAGGAACTTATCGACAAGCGCCTTATGAAGAATGCACAGAAGAGCAGTATGAGGAGCTTAAAGCTAAGATGCCAACGATTGATTGGACTCTTCTCCAAGAAGAAACTGACAACGTAGAAGGCGCTCAGCTCTTGGCTTGCAGTTCAGGTTCTTGCGAAATATGAAAATTTGCAATACTTGCAAACAACAAAAGTCCTTGGAGGAGTTTCATAAAACTCCAAGGGCTAGTTGTAAATCCTGTATAAACAAGTCTGCTAAAAAATGGCGAGATAATAATCTTGAACAGGCTCGTGGCTATTTCACTAATGAGCGCAAAAAGATTTCCGATTGGAAGGCCAAAAAAGGGTGTTTAAATTGTGGAGAAGATGATCCAGTTTGTTTAGATATGCACCATCCTGATCCGACAATAAAAGAAAAAGATCCTAGCAGAATCGGTAAATTTGAAACTTTTTTAAAGGAAGCTAAAAAATGTATTGTGTTATGTCGAAACTGTCATGCAAAAGTGCATGCAGGAAATCTTGAGATCTGATCCTTGGGCTTGTCCTCCACTCAATCTATTCAATTGGAATATGGCATGGACGTGGCGAGTCCATGCACTGGAATCTGCACCCTCGACTTCATGGATGTCTGTCGTGGGTGCCAGAGGACAAGAGATGAGATTGCTAGTTGGGCAGGTCTATCAAATGGCGAGAAGCAACAAATAATAGATAGGCTTTTTAATTAACAGTTTCACATGGTGGTGAGGTTGGGAGAGCGCAGTATGGCTCTCCCTTTTTTTATGTTATACTGCCAGAAATAAAAAGGAAGCCACCATGATTTACAGCATTGACTTCGAGACCCGTAGTAAAGCCAACTTGCCCGATGTGGGGCTAGACAAATATGCAAACTGTCTAACAACAGAAGTGCTGTGTATTGCGTTCGGCACCCAACCTGATAATGTAGTAGTTAGTCAACCAAACCCACCTATAAATATTGGACACAGCTTAGATTTCCATGAGCTCATTGAACACGTCCGACAAGGTGGCAAAATCCAAGCATGGAACGCCATGTTTGAGTACGCCATCTGGAACTGCGTCTGTGTGCCCAAGTACGGCTGGCCACCACTAAAGCTCGAGCAGTGTATTGACTCTATGGCTATCGCAGCAGCCAACAATGTACCGCAGTCTCTTGATGAGGCTGGTACCTTTATGAATGCCACACATAAAAAAGACGCCATCGGCGCCCGTTTAATTCAGAAGTTATGTAAACCCAATAGGAAGGGAGAATTTGAAAATGACCCAAAACTACTTGCCCAGCTATTTGAGTACTGTGCCCAAGACGTTAGAACAGAAATGGCAATTGTCAAACTACTACGCCCCCTCAGTGCTGAGGAACAGTCTATCTGGGAACTTACGCAGCGTGTTAACTTGCGTGGAGTGCCGGTGGATCAAAACGAGCTCCATAACGCCGTAAACGCGGTTCAGAGCGCTCAAAAGGCAATCGATGAGGAGACCTTAGCCCTAACCGGCTGTAAGCCCTCAGAACGCGCTAAATTGCTTGCATGGATCAATCAACGCATACCTCAAGCACCAATGCCCGATTTGACCGCTGAGACCGTTGAGAAAATGCTGCAGTGCAACATATTTCCTATACTCAAGAAGGTTTTAAAACTACGCCAAGAAGGCAGCCAAACTAGCGTGGCTAAGTACGCTAAGATGTTGGAGATACAACGAAATGGTCGTATTAGAAATACTTTGGTTTATCATGGTGCGAGTACTGGTCGCTGGGCTTCTCGCGGTGGACTTAATCTTCAGAACATTGCACGACCTACTCTGGAAGATGAACAGATTGCACTTGCGATACTTAAAGTTTTTGGGCAAGGTGTTGGTACGATGGACGAGCTATCCAGCTTGGTACGTTCCGCTATTAGTGCGCCAGATGGACAAACCTTCGTGGACGTCGATT